TAGCGTTAGTAGCTATCTGTCCTGCCGTAATAGACTCAGCTAGGATGTTTGAAGCTCGGATGTTAAAGCTGCCATTGACTAAGATCTGAGGAGCTATAAAGTACCAATAGTCTCCAAGTGTAGGGGTGTTCAAACCACTTCTCAACTTAGTTGATACAGCACCAGGAAGTAACTGCATACAAAAAATTTCATACTCCATATCAGGGAATGAAGGAGCTGGGACTTTATCTATATCAACATTACTTCCTAGAATGTAGGTTTTAAAAAATCGTCTAACAGGGCTTTTGTAGTCATAAATAAAATAGCAATTATTATGGCTTTCATAACGAACCTCCCATTTTTTTTCTGCAAAACTCCACTTATATTGTTTGTAGTATTCAGTGCCAAGATGCCCTATTCCAATTCCAATGTTGAGACCTGAGCTGCCTTCTGTGTACTTAGGACACTCGAACCCAAAGGAAAATTCAAGTATCTCATTCGGGTCAACAAAAAAGTATTCAGATGGGAAATTAATACCATTAGGCCACCCACTGGATTGAGCCTCAGCTTTTATAGCTTTAAACCCATCTACCTCAACAATAGAACAACCATAACCAAGATTCCATCCAGTAGAACCTTCGCTCTCCACCAGGAGATTATTAATTCTATTCCTGGCAAGTACATCTAACTGATCTCTTGAGAGCTGCCCTGAAATGTCTGTAGTGTCTACGTTCTTAACCCAGGAAGTTCCTGTAGATCTGTAGATCTTATTATCAGTAGTTAAGAATATTGTAGAACCCTGGGGGTAATCAGGGTTAGGAAATTCAGGAAGAGAAGAGACTATAGTGATAAGAGCGTTCCCTGCCTGTATAGCTGTCTTGCCTACAGAACCATCAGCTAATTGAACTGAGGTAATACAGCTATCATCGAGCTTGATTGTAGTAATAGCTTTAGTAGCTATCTTTTCTGTAGTTACAGATCCGGAAGCTAGCTTATCAGCTGAGATTGTGAAGTTAGCTATCTTATCAGCTGTAATAATCTCATTGACAATATGTTTCGCCAGGATAATATATTCCTGAAGATGATCTCCACCTATAGAACCAGGAGCTAAGATCCCCTCTCCTATACTCCCCTCCGGTAAAAATTCCCCTACATCATCGGGAAGATAAAGAGTTAATTGTCTACTGTCTTTCTTATATTCACAAGTTATCTTCATAGCTGAGGTTTAGAGGTAAGTTGTTTGAAGTCAATCATAGCTTGATGAACAGCGTAGTCTAGCTGAGCTACATTCGCACTCACTTTATACTTAATCTCATAACCAGTTATCCCCATAGGGATCTCGTAAAATCGCTTTCCTGTTGTAGCAATAAGCTTAGTAGAAGCATATTGCACACCATCTACTATAGGTGTAAGGGTTATCTCTCCCTGGTTATCAGAAAAGTTTTCTATGTCAATATAGAGCCTATCAAATCTCTTCTTTATCCTAGGAGCTTCGAGAGGAGAAGATGGAGAAGTAAATGTAGACTCGAAAGAGCTTGTTCCATCAGCTTTAGTATCATCATTTAGCTTCCAGAAATTTCCCTTGTAATCTCCTGTCCATACCTGATAGTCTCCTGCTCCTGCATAGATAAGGGAAGAGCATGAAGCGTTATACCCTGAAGCTTCATTCCCTGAAGCATCCTGAATAGCCCATGACTCAGGAAGAGGTCTGTCAATAAAATGGATAAGGCAAGTGTCTATCGTCTGTGAATTCTTGCTTGCTACGAAGAAGCGTACAGCCCTTAAGATAGGATCATAAATTCCATGAAAGTCGGTAATATAAGTGTCGTTTAAATTCTCCCTCATCCATTCCTTTATCCCTGTACCTTGCAACATTGAAGCCGTCTGATAGTCTCCATACTGGTTAGCAGCTGAGACAGAGTAAATATCAAAGTCCTCAGTCATAGCTATAATGTCATTCGGAGTCTTAACTAAAGTCCTCCAGGAGATCGTGCCTCCCTCCCAAGGAGCTTCGTAGTAACCCCAATAAGCGCTACTAGCTGCGGAGTCATCAATGATGTAGGCTTTCCTTCTTCCGAAAAGAATAAGATTATCCTGGAAAACTATTCCTCCTACTATTCCATAGAGATCTCCTGTATTAATTACAAGGACAACGCAATCATCGTCTCCTAAAGCTAAAGGATCTCCATTCTTTGATGCAAAGACACTAAAAGGAGTAGTAGCGAAATCTACAGCCCAAAGCCTAAGAGAGTTCCCTTTACCATGAGCTATAAACTGTCCAGGATAGTTACCGGAAGTCCAGGAGGTAGGGATTGCTGGCATTGCTACTATGTTTCCCGCTCCTCCATCCCAATAGTAGGGAGCTACATTTGTATTAGTAATAAAGACCTTGTTCCCAAACTTCTCTATACAGGTAGGCTTATTAGTTCCTAGCCCTGAGCCTATTTCCTGAGCTACACCTTTATAAACCTTGCCATTGGAAGCAGCAAAGACTATGTAAGTAGTAAAGTCATACATAGCCATTATTCTAGGAGCACCGCTTACAGGGGTTTCATTGACTAGCTTCGTTCCTCCTCTGACCCTTCTAGTATTGTTATGGAGATCAAAGTTCCTGCACTCCATCATCTGAGAGGGTTTTAGAATGCTCTCGTTCTTGATAGGAGTGAAACCTCCGGTTCCAAAGTTTATATAGTATGTCTGCCCTGTATACATTTTATCTCTGAGGAGAATGGAGAAGAGCGCTATCAAATAAAGCTTTCTTGTCCATTACATATTTAGCGTTTTTATTCTCAAGATTGCTTTTAGAGAGATTAGCTACATTCGCTACATACTGAGAGGGTTGGTTATCAAGAGCGATTGAAACTCTTACTGCCAGGTTATAAAGAATAGGTTCGTAATACTCAGGAGGTACTGAGAGTATAGCTCCTAGTGTCTTAAGGTTCTCGAAGTTCTTCTCTGAATGGAGTTCTAAAATGTAAGAGTTATCAGGGAGACTATCGAAATAAATAGTTCCAGTAGGATAAGAAGGATCATAAAAGATTTCATGAGGTATATTAGAAACATTCCTTATTCCCTGGTTAAAGTATTCCTTAGTGTTATTATGAACTATCAGGGGATGATAATGATTGTTTGAGTCTTTAATATAAGCATCTGTGATCCTGTTCGGTCTAGCTGTAGCTAGCTCTCCTACTAACCCTATAGTGTAGATCCCTTTGCCAGAAGAGAGAGCAAGATCCTCTTTAGTAAAGCAGGGGATCGAAAGCCCCTCTACTCCCCAGGAAGCTAGCATAGCATTTAGGAGAGTAAGCCCCAGGGCTAAGTTGTCATCGTCTATCGTGTTAACTCCGTTTAACCGGAATGCAGTTTTTATTACTTCGCTTGTGTCCATAACCTTCTCCTATAAAAAAAGGGAGGGGTATTAGCCCTCCCTAGTTTTCAGCTTCTACCCCAATTAACGATTACTCGTTTATCTTACCCTGAATACGAACAGCCAACTGAGGTCTTACAGCCTTGTACCCGTACAGAACATCAATCCTGCAAGGGAACTTATCGTAGTTAATGTCATACTGCCTTACTATCCTCATAGAGATTCCGTCAAAGACTTGCCTCGATGCGAAGTCTACTCCCTTAGGCATTTCAAGGTCAGCAGTTACGAAAGCGAAAGCATCCCTATGATAGCCAAGATTCTGAGCATAATAAGAGCTAGCAGTACCAATAACGGTTACAGTAGCTCCGTCAGCAACTGTCGCACTTACATTCTGTTTCGCTCCAGTAGAGATTACAGGAGGAGAGATCTTAAGATCAACGTCTCCTGATGTCCCTAAAGCTGTAGCATCTTCTGTTACTACAAATTGCTGGAGATAACCGTAGCTCTGCTTTGTTTCAGGATGAACAGCATAAACACCTGAGAAAGTAATAACGTCACCCTTCTTTATAGTAGCGTTCTGGTCAAAACCATCACAGTGAATAGTATCTCCGTCCTGAGCTGCGGCGGATGCTCCATCTGCGAGAGGAGTAGTGTTATCCCTAGAGCCGGTAAGATGGCGAACTATAAGATCGTTCTCCAGCCAGGTAAAACCTATAGCTCTCCCCATAACACCGTCCCTAAACTGATCCGCTATCGCAGACTGAGGATTAAACAAACCCTTCAGAGCATCAACAATAGCTGCCATTGCTAGAGAGTTAATACAGAAGTATCTATTCCCATCTTTAGGGGCAAGACACTCATTGAGAAGCTTCCTTGCAGCCAGCCAGTCAGCAAGTGAAGCGGGTTGAGCAGTACCAGCAGTATTAACCATGTTCCAGACATCTTTATACATATTGATTGCATCAGCTTCGATATTCGCAGCTAATACTGCCATTGCGGGTTCGAGAATTCTCTCGGAAAAATCATCAAGGGAAAGTGTAAGCTCTACAGAAGAAAAGTTTACATCAACTCCCTTCTGAGTACCCATTACAAGATCCACAGAGCTTTCCTCTACATCTTTCACTTGAAGTGTAGCACCTGTTCTAATTTCAAATTGGTTAGGAAGTCTTACCTTCAGAGTGCTCCCTATTTTAGCTCCAGACTTTGCATAGCTATCATCATACTGTCTATTGATAGAACCTATAAAGTTGAGATTAGCGTGTAAAATCTCAAGAGCTTTCCTAGTTACCATAGTAGGAGTAAGAATTGTGTTAGCCATTGTTTAAATCCTCCGTATCTTAAAGAAAACGTCCTTTCCGTTTCTCGATTCTTTTTTGTCTTTCCGCCTTCATAAAATCCTCTATAGGCATTTCTTCTATACTCCTCTTCACTACTTCATTCCCGTTTACGGGGTTAATAGGAGGAGGAGCAGTACTTACTGTTTTCTTAGTAAACGAAGAGAATCTTATTTCCAGCTTTCCAATCTCCTTTGCAACCTTCGAAGGAGGCAAAGAAGAAAGCCTTAAAGCCTCATCAGGATTTTTCGCTAAGTAATATCCGATTTCAGCACCTAGCTCACTGTCAAGAATCTCTTGACTCAGAGTAGGAGAAAAAACAGGTGTTGCGATCACATCATCGAAATCTTGATATTTAGCCCTCATACGTTCAGCTCTCTTATTGAAAGCCTTGAGAGACTCCTGGAATCTCTCCTCTGCCTGTTTCTTACTTAGTTCAGTGTTACGTTGAGCTTCATTCCAAGCGAAGATTTCATCTTCGTATTTAATTCTTGCCTTACGGTATTCGTTGGGATCTTCAAAATCATCTTCTAGAGGAGGAATAGGTCTTTGAGCAGGAGAGGATTTAGTTTTAGCCTCATTCCTGATTTCTTCAAGCTCCTTTCGAAGATTTTCAGATTCTCTTTTAGCTTCCCACTTTTCCCAAGTAAGTCTATCAATACGCTCCTGAACCTTACTGACAGGCTTTTTAGGTTTTCCCTCTTCTTCAGTTCCCTCTTCTTCAAGAGTTTTAGCTATTTCCTCTAGGGAAAAACCTTCTTCTTCGGTAGTCCGTGACTCTACCTCTTTTTCGTTTGTTTCTGATTGCACGTTTTCAGGCTGGATGAGTTCCTGATTATTAAGAGCATCCAAAGCTTGTTCCTCAGACATAGAAAATATCTCCTAGTTTTTATTACTCCCTATAATATAGGGATCAAATTTGCTCGTTTTCTCCAGGAGGGGGTTGTTCGCCTTTTCCTCCTAAGAGTACATTCATGTGTTTCTCTAATCTACGCTTAACTTCATCAGCTTTAGGCCAATCCTGATTTTCAAAAAGAAGATCAAGCATGAGAGGAGCAATATTAGGAGCTGCTTGCATTACTTCTGCCATTGCTTGAGCTGACTCTTCCCTTCGAGTAGAAAATAACCTCATACCAGGAACAACATCGTACTTCCCTATACTGAGATCATTAATGATCGTCTCTTCTCCAGTTTCAGGGTTAATAATCTTCTTGTTTATATCTACAAGAACTTCCTGCTCTTCTTCTCCTAAGATCCTTACCCTTCTCTCGGTATCGTAAACCTTGGGGATAATTTCAATCAACTGGCGCATAGTCTCAATGATTGCTCTCTTGAGGTTATCGTGGAAATGGAATACAGCAAAGTCACTCCTATTCGCCCTTGCTTTAATAGCTGCTCCGGTACGCTCGTTAGAACGTGCCCCAAAGCTAGACTCAAACATTCCTATCGTATCCTGTAAATCTCCAGCTGAGATCTGGAGCATTTGTCCTGCTCCGGTAGGTACAGTAGGAGGGGATTCCCTGTTTGGTTTCTTCTGTCCTTGAGCGTTATACAGGAGGTAAGGTAAGTTCTTCTGATTAGCTGAGTTCCACATATCCTCAAAACCTTTAATCTCTTGAGGAGTTACTATGTAAGGAGCTTTAGGAGCTAGCGCTACCGTCTCAGTCATGTGAGTTAGCCAAAAGTTGTAAGCCCTCTGAGGATCTTTTGCATCCCTCACCAAAGAGCGCTTATAAGCTTTCCCTGCAATGTTAACGTAGTCTCCTACAACTTCGATAATAGGGATCTCACTCCCAGGCCATTCTCCCTCTTCGAGTATATCAAACCCTGAGATCTTAGCCCATTTAACTTTCTTGACCTT